ACGGCGTTCGGTAATGGCGGCTTCAACAGCCGAGGTAATACCGGCCAGCTGCATTTCTTCCTTTTCCTTTCGCAGTTGCTCGTTGGCTGTCTTATAACCTAAAAGCACCTCGATTGTAGAAAGGATTTCTTTTTCCGTTGCCGTTTCCGGCAAGCCCAGTTTCAGGGCAATTGCTTTAAAATCCATCTGTTCGTCTGATTTTTGAGTGTTATTATTAAGCAGCGGGAGGTTTTCGGATTCCTCACCGGCTGCCAGTTTCAATTCTTTTCCGTCAACATTCAATATAAGCGGCAGTGCATTGTCATTTCCGCCGATATCCACCATACTGACTTCTGTCAACTTGCTGCGAGTGATGGTCGCACGGTATTGTCCGGGCTTTACAAGCTCCGGAGCGTCGCTGTATTCCAGTACGTCCACATTGGCTGAAGCCATACGCAATGTGCCCTTTTCCCACTGCGCTTTTGCCTGCCGGCTTTCCTCCCGCACTTCGTCAAACCAGGGCTCTCCCGTCACCCGCCCTTCCTCTTTCTTCACATCCTTGATGCAGCCGATAATAACGCCACGCCAATGCATCCAGAGCAGTACGGGATTTTTCTCATACTGGGAAATATCCATGCCTGCCGTGCTGATCCATGTGCCGTAGCAGTTGACCGACTCATCGCTTATCACTATTCTTTTTGCCATTCGTCTGTTCGTTGATATGCGCAAACATACACCTTTGGTGAGGGGCTTGAAAAAATCTCCCCAACCTTTGGGAGCTTTTCCCCAACCTTTGAACACTTCTTCCCAAGCCTTGCGCGGTTTGTTGCCGCCTGCCGCCTTTCTTTACATTTTTGCCGAAAAACAAACCATTTTATCATGGCATTATCAAAAAAAGAACTGGAAAAGACAAAAGAGCTGGCCAGGCTTTATTACCTGAATGGGGACACGCAGAAGCTGGTAGCCGAGAAGGTGGGCGTTTCGCGCGTCACCGTCAATAAATGGGTCAGCGAAGGCGGTTGGGACGCACTGCGAACCGCCAAATCCATCACTCGGAAGGAACTGGTAGCCAAAATCATGAAGAAGGCCGACGAACGGCTGGAAAGCGGGGAAATGACCGCAGACGAAATGGCTAAGCTGGCAGCCAGTATCGAAAAGATAGACAAGCGCACCAACGCAACGACCATTATCGAAGTATTGACTTCTTATAATAATTGGTTGGTGGCGCGCACCCAGATAGATAAAGAGTTGACGGTGGATTTCCTGAAAATGACCAACCGCTACCAGGACATATTTATTGCCGAACAGGTTTCGGCCGAGAATCCGGGTCTATAATATATAATGTATATGGCAACACAGGCAAAAGGACAAAAAGAAGCGTTGAAACGATGGAAGCAGCTTTGCGAAACCATCCAGAACTTTTCTACCGTCAACACGGCCGAGACAAAGGCCGAACAGATGGAACGCATCAACCGTGCCCGGAAGGATTATGCCTATTTCGTGGAATATTACTTTCCGCATTATTGTACAGACAGCGAAACGGGCAGGGTTATCCCCTCGGCAAAACACCATATCGAGGCGGCCAAAAAGATA